AAACCAGAGGAAGCTCTGGTCAAGTTGTACACGCAGATGCTGACAGGTGATGCTGCTGATAACATCAAAGGATTGTTCCGTGTTGGTCCAGTGAAAGCAGCCAAGATACTTGGGGATACAACAGATGAACTTGAGCTATACAACAAAGTGTTGGAAGCTTACGAAGGTAATGCTGAGCGTGTGTTAGAAAATGCTCAGCTTCTTTTTCTACGCAGATATGAAGGACAAACATGGACTCCACCACAAGTTTAAAACCAAATGACATTGCTCTTATCTTACGTCCTACTATTGTGGATGGTGAATATGCAAACAACTTCCAAGTGTTAGTCAGTGGGTTTGGACCTATTACTATTGCCCAAGATGACATCGACAATCTACTGGGCATGGCAATGATCTTAGCTTCAGTGATTCCACACATGGAAAAAGATTCAGACCTTGCTGATAAACTTGTTGAATATTGTGGCAAATGTTTTGCTGAGATTGGTGACTTTGCTTACAATGCAGATCATGATAGTTTTGGTGATGGTAGTTTCACCATTGATACAAAGACAATTGGAGGTATGCAATGAATGTAGATGACACATTGGAACAGCGAGGCGTTCGGTATGGTAATTACAAAGAAGATGTCTCTAGAGTTTCACAAGCCCTGAAAGAAACTGTCAGGTCTGGTGATGTATGGAAAGAGATGGACGATGATATGAAGGAAAGCCTTGATCTCATCTGTAACAAAATCTCACGCATTGTTAATGGTGATCCTTGGTATCATGACTCATGGCATGACATCATTGGTTATGCTCGACTGGTAGAAGAGAGATTGGAAAAGTTATGATTGCTGTTGACATCAATCTAAAAGTTTTCTTCAGACCTGAAGACCTACCCAATGTCTACTTAAATGAAGAAGTGCTGAGTGAAGCCATCACTGAAAACTTAACTGCTTCGTTGGAACGAATGGATGCTAAGGATGTAGTCTTTCGTTTCGTAGATATTGAGGGGTTGGAATGAAAGTCAATTCAGTAACCATTAGGGAAGCAAGCAATGGCTATGTTGTTGAACATATTGCTGAATCCGAATACGATAAATTTCTTTCTGAGTTTATTGCTTTGGATATTGACGAAGCACTGGCGATAGCCAGAGATTTATTTGTGCATTACGATGCTGCTGACATGTCGCATTTAGTAGATACACAAATTGGTAGATAACAAAAAAAGAAATGGTGGTGAGTGGACAGACGCTAGGTTTAGAAGCTTTGTCACCTCAGCACTAAGAGCTGCGTCTAGGCGTTGGCCTCCTAAGTTCAAAGCTTTGAAAGAAGCTTTTGTTGGTAGGAAGACTAACAAGAAGACAGGCAAGTTGGCAATGCATTACAAGTGTGCTAAATGTAAGAAGCACTTTGTTGCTGCTGATGTACAGGTAGACCATGTGTTGCCAGTGGTAGATCCTAAGGTAGGATTTATTGGATGGGATTCATTTATTGACCGCATCTTCTGTGAGATAGAAAACCTGCAAGTGTTATGTAAGCCTTGTCACAAGGTAAAGACAGAGGAAGAGAAAGCAGAGAGGAAAAAGAAATGAATGTGTTTATGTTAGAAGAACATGAGGATGGTAGTGCAACCTATACATTTGATTTAACAAATGAAGAACGTGATACCCTACTCAGCTTGGGTATAATGACAGCCATCAAGAATGGTATTGAAGAAGGAAAGAAATATGTCGGTAACTCTGATCTGGGCTACACCAAATGCGGAACATCTGATAGCGTACATGGCGAGGGTGAGTAACCCTGAGAATCAGGACAACCCAGAGACAGCTCCTAAGCTGCTAAAGTATTTGATGAATAACAAACACTGGTCACCCTTCGAGATGGTCAATGTCTGTATGGAAATTGAAACTACTCGGGACATTGCTCGACAGATCCTACGGCATCGTAGCTTTAGCTTTCAAGAATTCTCACAACGCTATGCCATTTCCTCACGCTATGAAACCAGTGAGGCAAGACTACAGGATGAGAAGAATAGACAGAACTCAATCCCTGTACAAGACCGTGAATTGATGAGGGCATGGCATGAGCTACAGAACGATGTTTTAAGAGCTTCTAAGCGGTCCTATGAGGCTGCATTGGGCATGGGCATAGCCAAGGAGGTAGCACGAAAGGTGCTGCCTGAAGGACTTACTACCAGTAGAATGTACATGAATGGTACACTTAGAAGTTGGATGCACTACGTTGATATCCGTTGCGACAAAGCAACACAGAAGGAACATCGTGAAGTAGCAGAACAATGTAAGGTAGTACTAACAAACTTATTCCCTTCTTTATATTAATAAAGCAAGCAGTAGCCAACTGAGGTATAACTACCTTTCTTTTCATGGGAGCTTAGGCTCCCTTTTTTCCCACCAATAGGAGTATTTATATGGCAAAGTTTAAGGTCAACATTGACCTGTCTCGGGATAGTTTGTTTGATGAACTAGGTATCCAGAGATTAAGAGAAAGTTATATGAGAGAAGAAGAGGTTAGTCCTCAAGAAAGATTTGCATATGTTTCGGAATCGTTTGCGTCCAATCAAGAACATGCTCAGCGACTGTATGAGTACAGCAGCAAACACTGGCTTAGCTACTCTACACCTATCCTATCTTTTGGTCGCTCTAAGCGTGGCCTCCCTATTAGCTGTTTCCTTAATTACATGGATGACAGTGCAGAAGGTTTGGTTGATAACCTATCAGAAACTAACTGGCTCTCTATGTTTGGAGGAGGTGTTGGTGTTCACGTTGGCATTCGTAACGGTGATGATAAGTCTACTGGCGTTATGCCTCACCTTAAAATCTATGATGCCAGTTCATTGGCCTATCGTCAGGGTCGCACAAGACGAGGTAGCTATGCTGCTTACCTAGACATCCATCACCCCGACATCATCCAGTTCTTGGAGATGCGTAAGCCCACAGGTGATCAGAATGTACGCACATTAAACCTGCATCACGGCATCAACATCACTGATGAGTTCATGACCATCATTGAGAATGCCATGAAAGACCCAGACTTTGATGACAGTTTCCAACTTAGAAATCCTGCCACTGGTGCAGTGGTGGAGACAGTGTCTGCTAAATATTTGTGGCAAAAGATCTTGGACCTACGCATGCAGACAGGTGAACCATACTTGGTGTTCATCGACACAGCTAACAAAACTGTTCCTAAATGGCTGAGCGAAAAAGGTTTGAAGATTAATGGCAGCAATCTGTGTACAGAAATCTTCTTACCAACAAATGAGAAACGTACAGCAGTGTGCTGCTTGTCTTCTCTCAACTTGGAATACTATGATGAGTGGAAGAAGGATGAGCAATTCATCTTGGATGTTATGGAGATGTTAGACAATGTCTTGCAATACTTCATTGACAAAGCACCATCAACAATTGCTAGGGCTAAGTTTAGTGCGATGATGGAACGCAGCATTGGGATTGGTGCTCTAGGCTTCCATGCTTTTTTACAAAAGAAAGGTGTAGCCATCGATGGTGTGATGGCTAAGAGTTATAACAATGAAATATTTAAACATATACATGCTTCGTGTCTACGGTCTGATGCTGTCTTGGAGCAGCAGCGTGGCAGTTGCATCGATGCTGGTCACGGCAATGTTCGTAGAAGGTTTAGTCATCATACTGCTATTGCTCCTAATGCCAGTAGCAGTCTTATTATGGGTAATACTAGCCCTTCAGTTGAGCCGTACAGAGCGAATGTATTTAGGCAGGACACACTTAGTGGAGCATTCGTATATAAGAATCGGTTCTTGAAAGCACAACTTGCTGCACTGGGTTTAGACAATGATGAGACATGGGCATCCATCATTAGCAACGAAGGATCTGTACAGCATCTAGACATTCCTGATAACCTGAAGGAAGTGTTTAAGACTGCTATGGAAATTGATCAGCGGTGGCTCATTGAACTAGCAGCAGATCGTCAGCAATACATTGACCAAGGTCAGAGCATTAACCTATTCTTCCCTGCCAATGTATCCATTAAATATCTGCATGCCATTCACTTCCTTGCTTGGAAGAGTGGACTAAAGAGCTTATACTATCTTCGTTCTGAGAAGGTGCGTAAAGCAGATAAGGTTGGTGCTCAGATCAAGCGTCAGAAGATTGAAGATGAAATTGATCTGAAGACAGTGGCTGATGGTGAAACTTGTTTAGCATGTGAAGGTTGATATGGTACGGACAAAAGCAGATATTACGCAGGAGCGTACAACATTCAAACCATTCAAATATCCTTGGGCTTATGATGCTTGGTTGCAGCATGAGCAAAGTCATTGGCTTCATACCGAAGTTCCAATGTCTGAGGATGTTAAAGACTACAAGAAGCTGAGCACACAGGAACAAGAGTTCCTTACTAAAATCTTACGCTTCTTTGTGCAGGGTGACTTGGATATTGGCAGTGGTTATCATGACCACTACATCCCAGTGTTCAAGCAACCTGAGGTGAGGATGATGATGAGTGGTTTTGCGGGTAGGGAAGCCCTGCATGTGGCAGCCTATGCCCACCTCATTGAAACCTTGGGCTTGCCTGAGTCTACCTACAATGAGTTCCTCCAGTACAAAGAGATGGTGGAGAAGCACGACTACATTAACAATTTGAATGCAGCACCAATGGCTGAGAAGATTGCAGCTATCTCTGCATTCGGTGAGGGAATGCAACTATTCTCTAGCTTTGTTATGTTGCTCAACTTTGCTAGAAATGGTAAACTCAAAGGACTAGGTCAGATCATTGCTTGGTCTATAGTGGATGAGACTCAGCATGCTGAAGGTATGATTAAGGTTTACCGTGAGTATGTTAAACACCATCAGGACGAAACCACTTCGGATCGTATTAAAGAGATTGCGGATCAGATGGTTTGTCTTGAGGACCAGTTCGTTGATCTCGCTTTCAGTATGGTTGAAGTTGAGAAACTCACGAAGGAAGAAGTGAAGCAATACATTCGATACATTGCAGATCGCAGACTCATTTCTATGGGGATGAAAGGCATCTACAAGATTAAGAAGAATCCTCTGCCGTGGGTAGATGGTATGCTTGGTGTTAGCCACACCAATTTCTTTGAGCAACGTGTAACAGACTATAGCAAGGGTGCTACCACTGGTACATGGGATGATGTATGGGGGAAAGCAGCATGATAGTTGTAGATTTCAGACAAGGCATTGGACTTGATATTGAGTTCAATGAAACCATCTGTCATATCGTTGATGATGGTGGTCCTAATGATAAGTTGTTTGCTTATAGTGGTATACTAATCAAGTTGCCATTTGTTAGC